TGAAAAGATGTTAGAAAGTGGGTATCAAGAATCAATTGAGTAGCTGTAAACAGTTAGTTGGTAATTACATGATAATGGCAGAGGCTTTTAAGCTCCTGCCATTATTGCAACTGGTTCTCATTTACAAGGGTTTTTCCATTTTTCTTGTTGTTATTTGATATTGCTGATTCATTTTGTTATTGTTCCTTATTCCGTTTAAAATTCTGATTAAGTTTGATGCCTACAGGCATAGTCTTATCCTCAAAGACAGCATATTTATCGGTAATCCTTTCTGAAAGCAACTTCATATCTTCATTTACCTTTTTGTTGGTAATCTTGGCATAGATTTGGGTGGTAGCAATTGAACGATGTCCCATCATTCGGCTAACTGTCTCAATCGGGACACCCTGCGAAAGTGTGATATGTGTCCCGAAATTATGCCTTGCCATGTGAAAGGTAATATGTTCAATTCCGCACAAGACAGCAATTTTCTCAAGGTTTCTACAGATAGAAGCAAGTGATATCATATTAAACACCTTATCGCTCTTACGATCGTTTCGGTATTTGTCGATAATTTGTTTGGGTATATCTAACAGACGGATATTACATTCACTGTTCGTCTTCTGCCGTTTAATGCTAATCCACAAGCTACCGTCCATCTGCGTTGTCAGGTGTTGCTGTGAAAGATTCCGTATATCCGAATATGCCAATCCTGTGAAACAGCAGAAAACGAACATATCCCGTGTGTGGCAAACCTTCTTAGATTCTATATGAATCTGCATGATTTTATCTATTTCTTCCGATTTCAAATGTCTGCACTGCTTTTCAGGCTGCTCAGCTATATAATTTACAAAAGGGTCACCTTTGAGAATTCCTTGATGAATCGCCCTGCGGATCATCTTTTTTAGTATTATCAGATGACCTAATATCGTGCTTTGCTTCATCTGCCTGTCAACACGCAAATAGAAGTCGTAGGCATCAATAAAATTCAGGTTAAGCTTGTCAAGTGCAATATCTTCAATATCGTATTTATGTCTTATAAAATTGAATAGATGACGGTATGAACGCAAGTAAGAGGAGTAAGTATCTTCCACTCTATTTACACCAACCCTTAACTTGAACTCTTGGTTGTGTTCATTAAAGAGCTTTAGCAACATATCTTGTTTTCGTCCGATACCATACAAGGCATTTTTAACCAGTTCGGCGGTTACATAGCCTTGCTTATCTACCATCTCGGTATAAAACTTATTTATCTCTTGGGTAAGACGATCGATGGCTCGGTTTACTAAAATGGATTGGTTGCTTTTGCCTATAGCTCTGCCTGTCTTTGTATCCCAAAGAGTAGAATCCACATCTGTTTTGGTACTGAATTGGGCTACTTTTGTATCTATTGTTATTCTGCCCATAACTGGACATAAACCGTTTTGCTTAACCTTGTCCCTATTCACGTAGAACAGAACAGTAAAAGTACTACGCCGTTTCTTGTTGAGGTTGTCGTTATTAGTGTTATCAATAGTGCTATTATTCTTGTTGTTATCGTTGTTTACATTCATTTTGACATACTTGTTGACATTCTTGTTGTCATAGTTATTATCATTATTGATTTTGATATTGTTGTCAGGATTATTGTCACTATTGATTTTAATATTGCTATTAATATTGCTGTTATTATTTTCATTATCCTGTTTCATGGCTTTATCGATTTTAGAGTTTTTAGTTGAAGTTCTCATTTTGCGTGTTATTTTATTTTGCTAATTGATACTTGTTTTCTATTCGGGTTTCGAGGGCTTTCATATCCTCGTTGATTTTGTCGTTGGTTATCTTGGCATAAATCTGCGTGGAGCGTAAATCTCTATGACCCAACATACGGCTAACGCTCTCAATAGGTACGCCTTGTGAGAGTGTAATCTCACTGGCATAGGTATGACGCCCCATGTGGAAAATCAACCGTTTATCAATTCCGCAAAGGTTGGCTATCTTCTTTAAGTTGACATTCAAACGTCCACAGCTCAACATCAAAAGCAACTTATCATCTTTGGTGAGTCCTTTATACTTCTCAATAATTTGCAAGGGAAGTTCCAGTAAGGGAATATAACAGGGTGTTCCCGTCTTCTGACGACTGGTGATTATCCATAAGACACCATCATCGGCTCTAACAAGGTTCTTTCGGGTCAGGTTACACATATCCCGAAACGCTAAGCCTGTGAAACAGGAGAACAAAAACATATCACGAGTAAGGTATCGGTTCGGATGATCCAGTGGGGTGGTCATTATTTTATCCAACTCGGCACGGGTAAGGTATTTTTGTTCTGCTTTGGGTCGTTCGGGGGTATAACCATCGAATGGGTCACGGGTAATAATACCATCATGAATAGCGAGTTTTATCATCCTGCGCATAGTGCGAGTGATACCCAAAATGGTATTGGGTTTACGTTGTAATTCAACACGAAGGTAGAAGTCGTAGGATGTAATGAATGAGAAGTCCAATGAGCTAAATGGAATATCAGACAGGTTATACTTCTTACGGAGAAATTTAATCAGATGCTTGAGTGAAATATCATATAGTTGGTAAGTACTCAGCTCCCGATTAATGCCAATACGTTTCTTAAACTCCTGATTGTGCCGAACAAAATACCTGACCAATGTTTCCTGTTCTGTGGCAATACCCTGAAAAGCATTTTTTACTTGCTCAGCGGTGACCTGCCCTTTGTTCTCCAGGATTTCCTTGTGGTGGGAGTTGATAGACACGTTGATTTTATCTAAGGTTCGGTTTAGTTCTGTGGCTAGTCTGCTTTTGCCATTTGCTCGTCCTGAGGGAGTATCCCAAAGGGATACGGGTATATTCATCTTGGCACTGAACTGCACCATCGTTTTACCTACAGTGATTCGTCCCATTACCGGACACATTCCATCTTCTTTTGCTTCGTTCTTTTTGAGGTAGAACAGAACCTTTAATGCATGTTTCATAACTCTTTTTTTTAGTGATTTAAAATTACTAATTATAGAGTTATTTGACGGTGTGCAAAATGCAGTAGTTCAGCGAATAACAATCAACTTTTGATAGCATTTTCTACTTTCATTCCCAAAACTCGAAAATTTCCGATTTTTAGTGGCAAAAGTAGTTGTCTTGCGTGCAATTAAGTTGTTCATCCATTCCTTTATCCGAACCCAAAAGGGTAATGGATAAGTAACGGAACTCTTGCTTAACTTCGCTATAATCTGCTTTTTTAGTATGTAGCAATGCAAAGCGTTTTTGTGTGTATTACTCCAGTTGTTCAGTAGGTTACATCGTTTATTCCGTTATTGCTTTTGAGATATATAGTTTTGCAACTACGATTACATTGGCTAAAGGTGTTCCGATTGAAACTGTAAGTAAGATGCTTGGGCATACCAATATTAAAACAACACAAATCTATGCCCGTATTACCGACAGTAAAATCAGTAATGATATGCAGGCATTAGCAGGAAAATTACAAGGGATAGAGAAGATGTTCAGAATATAATATTATTAAATCGATCTTAGTCAACAAACATCTCTGATACTAATTTTAAAGTGAGGCCCCAAAGTTAGATAATAACTTTGGGGCCTCACTTTTATTGAAATAGTAATAAAAACGATTTGCCATTCATATTGCAATAGGGCAATTTGCTCTTTAAAGGGCATTACCTTAGTGTTGGATAGTCTACCTTGAGTATTATGTCAAATCCTGATCATCTAACAGCTCATCACATTTAATACAAACATCACGATTTCAATTACTGTTTCTATCGATTTCCGATTTTAGGTATTTCCATGTTACTTGACTGTTGATTTTTATTCATATTTTATAAATGCTCAAAAATGGAACTTGATGAACTTATTATTGGCAATCTTTTTTACCGTTATTCCGGTATTTTCTTATCTGTCAATAACGGTTTTGCTTCTGAACCGTATAATTTTTCTTCAAGCTTTTCTGTAAGGTTCATAATCTGGCGATTTAGTTTGACTAGTTCAATGGTTACTATTTCTAATTTAGCCAGCATAACAAGTGCCTTTTTCTCCGGAAAAGATGATTTTAAGGATCTCACTACCTGATTGTAATTGACTCCAATGGCACGAAATTGAGAATAAAATGTCGTCAATCGCATATAATAATCTATCGCTGCCTTATCCAATTCGATAACCTTTAAGTGTTTATTAAAGATGCAAGTCGTAATGAAATATGCTTTCACTGCCATTCCAGACTCATCAAAACGACCTAAGAACGCAGCATTCTCTACCTCAGTTAGACTTATAGCATATCGGAATATAGCAGGATCACTCTTTGGAGTCCTGCCTACTTTGCGTCTTTGAGGCAATTTAATCTCTCCTTTACTCTCTTCTTTATTCATATTGGTTGAATTTTACTTTTGAGCTATTTGCTCCATAAATACTTCTTATAAAACACCGACTTTGGAGGTGTTTTTGACCCTGAAAGGGCAAGTCATTTTGAGATGCTGAAAGAATTTCAAGCATCTCAAAATACAACTTGCCATTTGCTAAGTGCAAATCCGATTAGCGTTATTGAGTGCTTGGAAATTTATCGAATTGAGCTTATTAATGATAGCGCAAAATTAGTTTCTGTTTCTGAATTGTGCCATAGGCGAATGTAGGACAAACGGAGACATACTGTGTCAGGCTAAGACAGTTAGAAAAACAGATTCGTTTATTGTTTTCATTTGCCGATGATACTGATTCTCAACACATATGTCAGCAATTCATTTGGAGTGGTGAATGAAAATTAAAAAGTTGAATGAGTGGTTGGGTGATTGAACGGATGAAGAGTTGAATGAATGAAAAACTTAGTTTTAATAACTATTGTCAGCAAGTCAACAGTTCAACAAATCATCAATCAATATTTTCAACAAGCCAACAATAAAT